CTTTGCAGAAAGGCTACAGTTGTTTAAGCAACGGGCACAGGTGGCTTTGAAGCCTCTGGCCAATACTATGTTTGACTCGCTCAATGCACTAATGCCGGTGGTAGAAAAGGCAATGGAGGCACTCACGCCAGTGCTGGAGGACATCGTGGAGTTAGCAGCCCCACTAATTGAAGATTTCTTTGGGCGGCTAATTGACGTCTTGACACCACTACTCCCAGTCATCGTGGAGATAGGAGGCAAGCTCCTGAAGGCCTTAATTCCTCCTATTATGAAAATCACAAGCTCCATAATGCCGGTGCTTATAAAGGTGCTTAATGCATTGATGCCAATTTTGAATGTGGTCATCGAGCTGCTGGGACCAATACTCGATTTAATAATCGGGCTGCTTACACCAATACTAGACTTAATAAGTGGAGCATTAACCCCGCTGATAGAAGTTATTTCACAGCTACTGCAATTTGCTCTGGAACCATTAAAGGCAATCCTCGGAGTGCTTCAAAGTGTCTTTACTTCCGTATTCGGATCCATCTCCAGCTATGTCACAGAGCATGTAAACAGGATGATATCGGTATTCACCGGTATAATTGACTTTATTAAAAATGTCTTCACAGGCAACTGGGCAGGAGCGTGGGATAATATAAAAAATGTTTTCTCTGCGATTGCCGAAGGTATAGGGGCGGCATTCAAGGCTCCTATTAACTTTATAATATCTGCAATCAACGGATTTATAGGCGGCATAAATAAAATCAAGATACCTAAATGGGTACCCGGCGTAGGAGGAAAAGGGATAAACATACCGCTTATACCAATGCTGGCGGCCGGAGGTTTCACAGATGGCATAAGTATAGCTGGCGAAGCTGGCACGGAGGCGGTTATTTCCTTTGACCCAGCCTACAGAGCAGCTAACGTGGGCTACTGGATGAAAGCTGGCGAAATGCTGGGAGTGATGGATCCAGCAATGGTAAATGCAGCAAGGCTGGCCAATATGGACGACTTCTCCCTAACCGACATGACAGAAAACAATACTGTGGTCTATGACTTGGGAGGCGTCGTATTTGCTCCCCAGATTGAGATGTACGGAGACAGCAATAAAGACGAACTCATAAAGAAACTTAAAGAACACGAGGAGGACTTCTTCGACTATCTCGAAGAATGGCTCCGACAAAAGGAGGTCGGAAGATATGGCCCGTCGTATAGTGGCATATATTAACTACACCACCAAGGAGGGCGATACTTTCGACGCCCTTTCCTTGTCTGTTTATAACGATGAAAAACGAGCACATCATATCATAGCGGCTAACCCGGACTATGCCGATGTGATAATTTTTGAGGCGGGCATCAATTTAAGAATACCCATATTTGACGACACAGAACCGCCAGAAACACTCCCACCGTGGAGGAGAGCTGAATGAAGCTTATATATCAGGGCGTGGACATATACCCGGAGGTGTCAATTAACTCGTGCATTCACGAAATGTATGCGGAAAAAAGGAGCGACACCCTGAAAATCCGCTTTAATGACACCAAGGGCCTATGGGATAGATGGAACCCTATGCAGGGAGATATCATAGAGGTGGAAGACGGTCCAGCCAGAACTGGTAAAATGTATGTAACCAGCATAAGACCAGAGAATAGCCTTTATACCCTCCGGGCCATGTCTATGCCGCTGTCCGGGGAAGTAGTAAAGAATAGGTCGTGGGAAGCAGTGAGGCTCCTGCAGCTCGGAGCACAAATAGCCCAAGAACACGGCCTAACATTTAAACAATATGGTGTAACGGATCAGGTTTATCCCTACCTCTCCCAAAACAGCCAAACAGACTTTGAGTTTTTACAGAACCGCTGCATGCTGGAGGGGTGTGCCATCGTCATTTATGACGGGAACCTGATTATTTATGACGAACAACATCTTGAGAACCAACCGCCAACCGGGGAAATATATGTCGGACCTGATGGGGTGTTTGAATACCAAGACAACACGGCAAGATCATACGGCAGTGCAGANGTTGAAAGCGGGGGCTTTAAGGGCCGNTTTGTCGCAAAAGGGAATGCNTCTCGCATTATAAGGCCGAGAGAGCCTCTAAAGGTTACCAGCGACGCAGAGGCTACACGATACGCTAGAGCACTCCTGCGGATGGCCAACAAAGACAGCTATACAGGCTGGATAGAGGAAAACATCCTACTGGAATATGCTGCGGCTAGCGTGGTGCAAATCAACACTGATAGGCAGGGCCTCTGGAACGGGCCGGTATTTATAACCCGTATCAGGCATGACTATGTCGCAAGGAAAAGCAAGGTATTTTTTAGGCGACCATTGGAGGGATACTAATGGCACAAATAGAAAAGGGCGTGATATTAACCATTGAAGGACCGGTAGATAGAAACGGAGACAATACGAGGGCGAGGGTGCAGCCACAGGCAAAGGCCGGACTGGTATCCCGCCCTCTTACAATTCCATGGTGGCTCAGGGGAGAAATGGGNAACCTCACTGAAGGAACCGAAGTGGTATATACGCTGTTTGAGGACCAGACCGGCGTCATCCTCTCCAGAATGGATGGCAACTGGGAAGGCACCATACCGGGACCAGTTAAAGCAACAGGAAAAATCACGGTGCCAGATATGGAAACAGACGAGGTCTCCAGCTTTAACAGTCATGTCCATGGAGGAGTAATGTCCGGACCATCTAAAACCAACGGTCCAGAGTAGGGGTGATAGAACATGGCAGTAATAGCAAGCTGGAAGAATAAAAAATGGGAGGTATCTCCCAGCAAAATATATAACCTAGAGGGATTTACGACAACATTTAAGCTCAAAGCAGACCATAACGAGGATAAAGAGGGGTCTCCGGCCACGAATGTAAGAGGTAGAGAACTGGTACCTCTTAATTTTGATGTTACCTTAAGCGATGTGGTAGGCATAAATGTAAGGGCAGAAATAGAGAGCTGGGAGACACTAGTAGGAGAGACTGGACCCTTCTATCTTGGAGGTAAACGCTTTGGTCCAGAGCTCATGCAGCTGCAATCTGTAGGCGTGAGTGATGTCGTTATAGATGATCTAGGCAGGATCCGTTCCGCAAAACTTCGGTTAAATTTTGAGGAGTATGCAGACGAGGCGGCGAAGGCCAAGCCCGGGGCGACCACGACATCAACCAAGGATATAGGCCCAAGCTCGCAAGATAAGATAGCAAAGAAACCAGCTAATCCGCAGCTGGACCAAGCCACCACCACCGGAATAGAAACAGGTTCACGGATTAGGATCGTAGGCAATAACTATGCAACCGGAGAGCGGGTACCGCAATGGGTGAAAGACTCCATCTACACCGTGGCAAAGGTGAGTGGAGAAAGGGCCTTGATAAGCGGAATAAATAGCTGGGTATATATTAAGGACCTGTCTCTGGCTTAAGGAGGGATGAGATGAGAGCGAGTGGAAACGGCAGGCCGGAGCAATGTGCAGCCAACCTGCTAAAGTTAACAAGGGGAGAGGTGCCTTTTGACAGACTAAAAGGCATAGGCTCCTCCGTTATTGATAACCCCACACAGGAGGCCTCCATCTCTCTGGAGGCGGACGCAGAGTGGGTCATAGAAACATATGAGCCGAGGGTAAATATTAACCAAATCAACGTAAGGGCTCTATTAGAAGCCGGTTCCGTAGAGCCAGCACACATGATAGACGCTGATATTATAGTTAAAAAGGAGGGGGTGTAAATGCCAGATGTTAACTTTATAAACATAAATGCAGACGAACTATATCGTCAGATAATGGATGAATTGGAAAACGGAGTAGGAGAGCCCCTCTACCCCGGAGATGAGCGGCGTATCTTTGGAGAGGCCCTAGTCCCGGTGTTTTTAGCAATACTCAGCTCCGTCAACGATGCCGCAAGGCAGAAAATGCTTAAATATGCCAGAGGAACAGCCCTTGATGCACTAGGGGAGAGAACTAACACCAAGAGGTTAGAGGCTCAACCGGCCAAAACAATATTACGCTTTATAGTTTCAACGCCGCAGCCAACCAACATAATAATCCCAAAATGGACCAAGGCAACGCCAGACGCAAATGTATACTTCGCAACTGATGAGGAGGCGGTTTTAAAAGCGGGAACTTACTCCGTCGATGTCCCGGCCTCCAGTGTTGCCGGGGGAGCTTTTAATAATGGCTATGCTCCGGACACCATAACCACGCTCGTGGACTTAATCCCATTTATAAGCGGTGTAACCAATATAGTGACGACATACGGCGGAGACGATGGAGAACCATACACCGAAGAAGGAGACGACCACTACAGGGAGCGAATACGACTGGCCTCATCTAAATTTTCAGTAGCAGGACCCAGAAGGGCATATATCTACTGGGCCAAGACAGCAGACCCAGAGATTGAGGACGTGGAAGCCTTCTCGCCTTCGCCCGGAGTGGTGAAGGTAGTGCCTTTATTAAAGGGTGGGGAAATACCCGACGAGACAGTGCTCGAAAAGGTCGTGGCCGCAACCAGTGCCAGCGACATAAGACCACTAACAGACCAAGTGATAGTAGAGGCACCGACCATAGAATACTACGACATAGAGGTTAAATACTACACCACGGCCGGCGATGAAGGGGTAGTCATTAACAACATCGAAGGATCCGGTGGAGCTATAGAGCGATACATCCAATGGCAAGACACCGCCCTCGGCAGAGATATAAACCCAGACCAGTTAAGAAGGCTCATGCTCTCGCCAACATGGGCAGAGGTGTCCACCGGAGCATTAAGAGTAGACATTACAAAGCCGGTGTTTACCCCACTTGATAAAACACAAGTGGCCCGCTTTAGTGGGAACATTGCAGTAACTCACGAGGTGGTGGAAGAATGAGACTATCTGAAACCGACCTCATGAAACTAATACCGGTATTTATGAAAAGTGACGGAGCTGTTCAGGGCCTAGTAAATGGGCTAAACCCTTTAATACGGGCTATAGCAGCAGAGATTAAAAAGCTGCGTGTATGGGACCAGATAGACGAGATGAGTGAGGAGGAACTGGACCAGCTGGCGTGGGAGTTAGACATCGACTGGTATAATCACAAAGCCGATATAGTCACAAAACGGATCCTGATTAAGCAATCAGATTTAATACATGCCAAAAGAGGCACCAAGTGGGCCGTGGAACAACTAATATCGGCATATTTTGGAGACGGAGAGGTCAGGGAATGGTTTGAATACGGGGGCGAACCTTACCACTTCAAGGTCATAACCTCTAATCCGGGAGTAACACAAGAGCTGGCCGCCCAATTCAAAAGAGCCATGGACAGCTCCTCTAATATCAGATCGTGGCTGGACACCATTCTTATATCGCTCACAGGGGAAATGAGGTTAAAATATGGCCTCGGTTTTCACGAAGTCACGAAAGAAATACACCAGCTAGGAAGGAGTGATGAGCTGTGAGTGCTTTAATTTATAACGACATTACAACACAGGGCCTAGCATTACTGGCCAAGGCCCAGACCGGAACGGAGATAGTATACACAAAGATTATACTTGGCGACGGGCACTTAAATGAGGGCCAAAAACCCCGTGACATGACCCATGTTATAAATGGAAAAGTGGAAATGCCGGTCACCAAGGTAGTAACGACAGGAGCTGGCACTGCAGTAGTCGGCGGAGTGTTTAACAACGACGACCTGCAACAAGGTTTTTATTACCGGGAGCTCGGTCTGTTTGCACTAGACCCAGACGAAGGGGAAATATTATATTCCTACGGAAACGCTGGAGATAATGCCGAGTGGATCCCGCCGGCCGGCGGACCCACGGTAATAGAAAAAAAGGTCGATGTAATCGCCATAATCGGCCAAGCCACAAACGTATCGGCCTATGTTCGCACTGAAATATACGCAACAAAAGAGGAACTGGACGAGGTGCGAGACATAGCAGAAGCGGCTCACGGTAATGCCGATATGGCCATAAGTATAGCACAGCAGGCACAACAGGACGCATCAGCTGCAGTGGCAGCAGTTAACAGCCTTGAGGTCGAGGTGGCTAGTAATAAATCAAAAATAAACACACTCTGGGATGCATTATTCTCTGACATTACAGGAAACCCATTCCAAATCACATTTGAGGATCTGGAAGGGCTGACCTTAGCCTCCGGAGTATGGAATGAGGCACAGGCAAGGCTTGAGTGCTAATGCAGAAATTTTCATGTCCTATACATGAAGCGTCCTGCATGATTGGAAATTTAATAACAGAATTGGAGCCTCCCTGCATTTGTCCTGAAGATCATATAGCCCTCCGGGGCAAGGCTTATGATGGAACAAGAGTCTTAATCAGAATTAAGGATAGGGAGGTAGAAATATATGCAAAACCAGAACTCGTCCAAGCCTTCCGCAGGAGGAAATGCAACCAAGAAAAAAGGCAGAAATAAACCGGAAGAACTACTGGTAATAACCAAGGCAAAAGATCTGGTAAAACATAGCTTTATTTTAACTAGCAACACTAAAAGATATCCGAAAAAATACCGCTTCACGCTGGTGAATAGGATACAGGATAAGGCAATGCTCGTATATGAATGCCTTGTGGAGGCCAACGAGCTAAACCTATCCATACCAGAGGAGAGGGAGAAAAGACTAGGCTTTCAAGCAAAGGCTCTTACTTACTGTAAAGAGCTTTTGTTTTTGATAGAACTGTCCTTGGAATTGCAGCTATTAAGCGTCAATAGCTGCGAATACTGGACTAAGATGGTGCTTGATGTAAGGCACATGACAGCAGCATGGTATAAAAAGGACAGGGAGCGGGTGTAAGCCCCGCAAAGGGGTGTGCCTTGTTATGCGTCGAATGCCCACAACGTGCGGAATGTCAACTCCGACGGCAGTCTGAACAACAACAATGCTTACAATGGTAACAGGGGCCTTCGTCCCGCTCTGATGGAAGATGTGACTGAGTAAGCCAATAGGGCTGAAAACAGAATCCCATCCATTAAAGGAAGGCATATCCCGACCCGGACGCAGGTCAAACACATGACTACTGATGCCGAGGCATTGCTTAAGCAAGGCCAAGGCTAGAAACGGTGGGGAATCTTTATAAATGTATGAGCTAGTTTATGATTTTGGAAACCTTTATGAGGCTTATAGAAAAAGCCGGCGAGGCAAGAGAGGGAAAATCTCCGTAGCTCGTTTTGAAGTCAATGCATTAGAGGCGGTTATGTATATTTCATATTTGCTCAAAGAGCGGAAATATAAGATGGCACCATATAACACATTCATAGTTTACGAACCAAAGAAAAGGACCGTAATGAGCAATAGCTTTGTAGATAAAGTGGTGCAGCACAGCCTGTGCGATAACGTTCTAGAGCCGGTATTTATCCGGAGTTTTATCCTTGATAATTACGCAAGCCAAAGAGGCAAAGGAACTCACTTCGGGCTTGATAGGCTCCGGGAGTTTATGCGTAGATATTACCGCAAACATGGACCAGAGGGCTGGGTGTTAAAGGCCGACATCAGTAAATATTTTTATTCCATAAGACATGAGCCTTTAAGGGAAATGATCTACAAACTGATAGAGGACGACGGAGTAAGGTGGCTGGTGGATATGATTATAGACAGCACACCGGACCCGGGAATACCTATAGGAAACCAGACAAGTCAACTCTTTGCCCTGCTTTATCTCAACGGAATGGACCNCTTTATCAAGGAAAAGCTGGGTATTAAATACTATGGACGCTATATGGACGACTTCTACCTCATACACGAGGACAAGGCGTATCTCAAGGAGTGCCTCGTTCAAATAAAAGAACAGCTGGTGCCGCTGGGCCTAGAACTGAACTCCAAGACTCAAATATTCCCATTAAGACACGGCATTGATTTTTTGGGATTTAGAACCTTCATGACGGACACCGGGAAGGTGGTAAGGAAAATCAGGAGGGCGAGCAAGAACAATGCTCGGAGAAAACTGAAGAAGTTTCACGGACTCGTGCAACAAGGGAGAATGTCAATGGAGACAGTTAACCAATCATACCAAAGCTGGCGTGGCCATGCCCAGCACGGCAACTCATATCACTTAATAAGCAGAATGGACAAGCTCTACGATGAGCTATTTAAAGACATGAAAGGAGTGAAACCTGATGCCACAACCAATAAC